CACAATCGTTCCGAAATTGAACGTCTCGGCGTCACTCGCCTCGGAACCGTAAGTTTCGCCGGCACCCCAATCAGATTGAACGTCGTCGTCGGCTTCGAGAGTCAGGAGCCCCAAAGTCGTATTGGCCGTAATGGTGTAAGTCGTTCCCGGAAGACCGTCGAGATACACCGTTCCGTTTTTGAACTCGTCAACTTGCAGAGTCTTAGCCGCCAACCCGCGAAGTTGAATCTGATTGGCCGCGGGGAAATCGACCGCCGGATTGTTTGCCAGATCGCTGATATACGTCTTGCGCTTGCCGCCCCAAGTCCCACCATTGTTGGCTTCGAGATAGCCGATAAGTTTCGGTTCCGACTCACGGTTGAAAACGTTGATCCTAGCCTTAGTCGGGCGATCATCCCGACTGACGGTGTTCGTGCTCGGACAAACGCGAAGAATAACCAGCGGACCAGCCCCTTTGGCACGGTCGTGAAAATGACGAGCGCAAAGCGGTCCGTCGAGGCTAGCGAAAACGGGAGCATTGTAATTGGCCGAATCGAGAAGTCCGCCGCAACGTCGGTCATACTCCGAGCGAGAACGAGTATAAATAATATCGTTCTCGGCTCCGCGCTCGGCAACCATGGCAAACGCAGTCGTACCGAGATTGCCAAGGGAAACTTCTTCCCCTCCAGCGATCTCATTGACCTGAGTTCCAGCTCCTCGAATCGCGCCGAACGTTCTCGAAATCGTTTGCATGTCCTACCTCGAAAGTTGTGCAACGCCTTGCACAACTTCGTTTATGGCTCCAAAACTATCGTTTCTTCCCAAGCCGGAACTTCGCCAAGTACCATTGGCGAGTGTAGCACGATATCCGAATGCCCGGAAGCCCATTCTTCTTCACCGGTCTCCAACGGCTCGGAGAAGATGAGAGACACCTTCGTTCTAGCCGTTGCTTCATAATGAACGAGCGGCATTCTCACGTCAATGATTTGAAATCGCGTCCAGAAAACATGCTCGTCATTTTTGCTCGGCGTATTCAAATCTCGAAGTTCGCGTATGACCATCATCCGGTAATGTTCATCGACTCCAACGAAATGAATCGACTCATTTTCGTCAAAAAACTTCATGACCGCTGTCATCAAACGAACTTGATCGACCGCTTTATCGGCGTAAACGTGAAGACGAAATTCAAAGGTGGCACGCCACGGTTCTTTGATAACCACGGCTCGACCAGTTCCTTTATCTACAATGCCTTCGCGGCTTTGCAACGAATAATACCCCGATTGGGGAATTTCCATTCGTTGCAACACAATCGACGGAACTTTGGCTATTTCGATGTAATCTTGCTGAGTGGTATACGCTACCTGCGGTTGATATCGAAAAAGGATAAATGGTGTATGACCAGCAGGTAACGTCGTGCTCAACGTAATGACAGTGGTCGTCGAATTGTACGCTTGAAAAATATCGTAAAGAAGATTGGGGTCGTCCGTAAAATCGTAAACAGCTTCGATATCGGTAATTTTAAATGGCGTATCGAACTGATAACTACTGAGGGTAATGGTCGTCACGTCGGTAGTTAGAGGCGGAAGTGGATAATTGGCTACTGGTCGAATATCCGATTTGATTTTCGGAATAACCGACCTGAAAACGAGATCTTCGACGTAATCAATCCGAAGCCGGAAGAGAACGAGAACCTCTCGAACTTCCGGTGTAAAATACGCATCCGTTGTGACTAAATTGACAACGACTGCGATTTGCCGATCAGGAAGAAATGGGAATGTAGCCAGGTGAGCATTAATCTCGCCTTCGGTATTCCAATCGCTAAGAGTCGCAATACTCCAGTCGGTTCCATCCCAATAGTAGTCACTCGTGCCATTATAAAGTCGAACTTGCGTGGAAGTATTTTCCGGCTCCGTGCTCTTGACCTGAATCAATTCGATCCGTCTTGCCGCTAACGGATTGACTACTTCGGTGCGAAAATAAATATCGGCATCGGTGGGGAATAATTTCGACGGACTTTGACGCTTCAGCCGAATCTTCCGCTCGGTCGGCTCGATAAAAATTTTCGTCGAATCGGAAAATATCATATCTTCGTAGGGATTAAATCCGAAGTTGGGAACGAACATCAATTCTTTGATGTAGTAATAAGTTTCGGCAACACTGGTATTTTGAAGTTCTTCCATTGGGATGAACGTAGATATTCTACTAAGACCGTTTCAACTCCGCAAATGTCCGCGTCAATGCACGGTGAGATTGTTGAATAACGCGAGAAACAAATTGTTCGCTCAAAAGCGCGTCTCGCATGAAAGGTCTCGGCGGAATAACCCAAATATCTTTTTTTGGCCCTATGGGCGGAGGGGCGCCCGCTGCTGCTGCTTGAATAGCAACGGTCATTCGTTGTTCTGGAGTGGGCGCAAAGGCCGTTCCGTTGTGGAGAATTTCAGCTATCTTCTCCATGGATAAACCGGACGAATGCGTCCCTGTCGGTTTAACCTGAATACCAACAACGGCCCCACTGCCATATCGAATAAACCGATACGTAAATCCATCTCGTAACGCTCCGGTATGTCGTAAAACTACGGAATTACCTTTGATATATTGCCATACCCCAAGTGGAGCGTAGTCATCACTATCTATTTGCTTTCGTATAAGTCGCTTGGCATATTCACCAACCGACAAATACTGCCGACTCATGTGCTTGTTAAAAACCGGAACGAAACGTTGGGAATTTATCAGGCGACGAAACTCTTTGTCGTCGATTTGAATTCGGACATCGACACTCAAAGACCCAGGCACTACAAATCACCTTTTTGTGCCGAAGGAGTACGATCTTGGAAATCCACCTGAAGCATCGTCTGGTTCATTTCGGGATAATGAGCAAAATCCTCGAACGAAGTTACGTATAGATCGACATGCCGACTTCCGTGGCGAACTATTCGATCCCCACGCTTGAGAATGTAAGAAACCTCTCCTTCGGTAACGACCGAACCAGTTCCGGCCGTTTCGGTCGGAGTAGAAGATCCAAATACATTCGATACGGTAATCGTCGTGCTCGCTCCGTCGTTAATAACGACGGAATTTCCAGAACCGCGAGTGGTCGTGTAAACAACAACGTATCCACTCGAATCGACCATGGCCGAGGCATTTGTCAGTCCGGCACGGAGAGTCGTGATAATTTCATCAACCGATGCTTCGCCACCAAAGGCAATAGTCTGTGATGTTATAACACCGTCATTCGTAACAGTGAAAACAATACTACCAGCAGTTATCGGAAGAATCGGAACGGCATCCCCGCCTACTCGCCCGGCAGTAGCCTCGGCATTCTTTGTAGCTAATCCGGCCCGAATCAAATCCCGAATCAGAAACGCAACATAGCCGTCGGTATTTTTTTCTACACCCCGGCGGTCATGAATTGGAAATTCTAATCGGCCGCCGGCAAAATAATACATGACGTGACCTTTGACGATATACCTGGAACCAGTATTTGGTTGCGCCCCTGTCCGAACGGCTTGGCGTACAGCTTCTCTCGCCGACGTATCAAAAAAAGACTGAGAGCGATCCAAAATTTCAAAAACGACAGGAACCGGATGAATGAGTCGCGGATGGCGTCGGGTATACATCGGTTACCTCGAAAAGTCGTGCAACGCCTTGCACAACTCTAGTAACGGTTTCGCGGCGAACCAACATAAGCCGGTCGCCGATAAAGTTTGAGAGCTTCATCTACATCGGCAATCCCTGTCGGACTCCATTGGCCAATTTCATTGTAGAGATTAGCAAAACGAATTCGGTGCCTATCGGTGACTTCCTCGACAACTCGCCCGCCTCGCAGAATGTCGATATCGCCATCCCCGAGAAGTGTAGACGACATGGCAATGAGCGTCATGATGGCACGATAAACAGGGAACGGAACCGAACCATCTTCTTCGACGTAACCGAAGGAACCAATTATCTTTTGATTTTGATCGCCTTTTGTAAAAACGCCACCGTATGAAGTAAAGAAATCATCGGTAGATTCTTTGAGTTTGATTCTCGGATTTTTTCGGTCGTCTTCCGGGTAATACCGATTGTAAACAACATAAGAATCGGTCTCGACTACATTATCGAAATCGCCGTTGCAATAAAGACTGGTTACCGAAATAATTGGAAATGATAAGTGAAGAACGCGGGAACCATCGCCATCACAGAGCAGCGTTTTAGTTTTGGCCTCGAACCAGTTACCAGTTTTGGTTTCAAACCAAGACTGCCAACCGGCCGAAAGAAATTCGGCTCGTTCGTCGCTCAACGTATTGGAGTCAAGACCTTCGGCGCGAATATCCGCGAGTTCGACGTACATACGTCGAGTATACGAAATTATTAGAGCTTAGGAAAGGCGAGTAACTTCGAAGTGCGCGTCAGCTTCCCAAGCACGAATATTCTCTTCGCCGACAACAATGAAGGCTTGCTTGTGTCGGTAGACGACACCGCGGCGAACCAGGGTAGCCGCCGAACGAAGCCAGACTCGCGCCCGCATATTGGGATCAGGCAAAGATTCTACGGGAGTTTCTTGCGGGATCGAAACTTCGCCGGATGATTCTTCTTCTTTCTTCGGCGAAGTTCTGCGAAACTTGGCCATTTTCTACTCCAGACCGATATTGATACCCTTGACAACAGCAGTCACTTCTTCAATCGCGCCGTAGATACGAGCGTGAATGAAGTATTGATTGACAGCCGCCGCGTGGTCACGATCTTCTTCCATCCGAATATCGCGGCCAATCGCCATGATGAGATTCTGGTAGTCGGTCAGGATAGCTTGACCTTTCGATTGATAGGTGATCTTGAACGTTCCGCCCGCTGCCATTGCCATCCCGCCGACGGTCGTGAATACACCAGTCGTGCGATTGATAGTATAGTCGGTCGTTTCCAGGTATGGCGTAACCGGGCTGCCAGCGAGAGTGCTCGGAGTCACATAGAACTCGCTGGTCGTCGTGATCGGCTTGTAGGTCAACGTGGTCGCGGCCGGGGCAGCGCCCAAGGTAACGTGCTCGACGACGTAAGGCTCGGAGTCGAGCAGCGGAACCGGAACCATCTCGATCCCGTAAGGAGTCAGCCGGCCCTGAGTAGTTTCGGCTTGGTCACCGGCTGCCGTCTGCCGAGCGCCCTTGCGCTCGCGGTAGAGCTGCTCGTGATCCATGGACACGAGAAAACGCATGTCCTTGCGAACTCGCCGGAACTTGCGCGGCATGGCCAGAATCATCTTCGATAACAACGAGGAGCTGATGTCCGCGCCGAGTGCATCGTAGATGTTGCCGCTATCGGCCAACTTGAGCCAGCCGTCGAACAGCGCCATTCCGCTGTCTTTGACGACCTGCGTCGAAGAGCCGCCTTCGATCATGTCGCTCTGAAGCCGAGCATAGCCAAGCGTGTTACCGGTGATCAGGAGTTCTTCCAGGTCGTTGGCAAACTGCGTGGCCATCAACATGGCGATGGTGTTGTAGATATTGCTGCCTTCGAGGTTGTAGTCGGCGAAGTTGTCGCTGATTTCCCACGGAACCGTGACGTCCTTCGGCGCTAACGTGATCTGCGAAGGAGTCACGCCACGCCGCAGACTTGCTGCCCGAGCCTCGGCCTTCGGAACCATGACCCGAGAATGAACCCCGAGCTTGTCGATGTTCATGGTCTCATTCGTGAAACGAACGAGACGCACCACGTTTCGCAACTGCGTCATGTCGTAGACGTAATTGAGAAAAATGGTTGCCTGCTTGGGATTCATTTTTCCCGAAGCGGCGATGGCGGAAGTTTCGATCTTGGCCTTCTCGATGATTTCTTCGTTAGTAGGCATCTCTCAACCCTTTCGTTGATATTCTCGCTCGACGAAATACAAATGGCAAGCCACTATTCCGCCGCCACCTCGCGCACGTTTTTGAACAGGCTCTTGAAAACGTTTTCCTCTTGGCCCTTGGCCTTCTTCACGGCTAGATCGGCAGCCTGAGAATTTTCGGGCGCCGATTCGAGCTTCTCAAGCCGCTTGGAAACTTCTTCGAGTTTCTTAGCCGACTCGTCGGCCGACTTCTTGATTTCAGCCATGGCCTCGACGAGGGCGCCCCGAAATTCCACGGCTACACTCTTCGACACCAAGGAAACCAAGTCCTCGGTCGAAGGAACGACGGGTTCGGCGGCTTTGGCGACCTTGACCGCCGAGCCCTGCTCCGGGGAAATGACCTCGGTTACCTTGTTCTCTTCGCCCATTTCCGTTTTCCCTTTCACGACGGGTTCGGACGATCCATCTTCACCGAGAATCCCCGTCATTCCTTTCACAATTTCACTTCCGGTTTCGACTAAAGTTTCCATTTGCTTCTGTAGTGATCGAAACCGCTTTGTCTGCCCACCGGAAAAAATCTTCGCGGCTTTCTCTACATTATCGACAGTTTCTTCCGATTCGGCAACAGTCTTTTTCACACTCGTTGTGTTATTGGCCTGTGCTAACAACTTACGCGCCTTATCCTGTAAGGCTTTTTTCTGGTCGTCGGTCAAGCCAAACTTCGATTGTGGAATACGAGCAATGGCATTTTGAAGATGAGGAATATCCATCTTGCCATTCTTGTCTCTATACGGAAAATGACGAAGTGAACGCGGGGCCGTCTTCTTTTCGTCATCCTTCTTGCCGCCGGATTCGATGTAAAGAAACGCATCATCGGGAAGATCGTTGATGTAAGCCGCCGTCCACTTGGCCTTTTTCACTTCGTCGTCGAGATACTCCTCGTTAAGGCGACGGAAAGTAAACGCTACCTCGGCCAACGAACGAAGGTCATATTCGGCACTGTAAATCGAATAAGCCAATCGCTCAAGACAATCGTTGGAATCATCTTCCAACAGGGCGGTCAGCGCCATTACTTTTTCGGAAACGCCCACAAGAATTTTAGTAATGGAATCACGAAGCGACGTCGAAAGCACCGACTTCTCAATAGCTTGCCAACGTTCGGATTCTGAAACGACGGATTTTTCAATCCGAATTTCACTATCGAGCGGTGCGAGAAGTTCTTCTCGAATCTTGGTTATTTCATCGGCAAAAACTTGCGGTACATCCGAAGTATTTTCGTCGATGGTTTCGATATCCGCGATTGCCTTGGTAAGAAAAGTAATCCGCTTGTAAAGCGCCGAATAGTAATTCTGAACGGACTTGCGTACATAAAATGGAAGTTTGATCTCGTCTTCGGGTTCATCTTTGCCTTTGACGATCATGAATGGATCTCCAACGGCACCTTCGGCTACCAAGGATACACGATCCGGTTTGAACGCCGTCAGTTCTTCCTTTACCGATGCTTTATCCGTATGTTCCATTTGTTTCCTCGTGCGTACTTACGCAATGTTAGCCGATACAAGTACGGTTAGCAATCACTTGAGCGGTTCAAGTTTTCCCCAGCCTTCCGGCGACCAACCAGTAAACTTACCATTCTTAATGTCATCCCAAAGACCGTCGTGAAGAATTCTGGCCCATAAAAGCCATGTATCTTTCGGATAAGTCACTTTGGTTCGCCGACGAGAAAGATGTTCCTCGGCTGTTGGTTCGACATCAATGGAGAACGACATTTTTTTATCCGTCACGTAAGACTGAAGAACTTTGATAGCATTTTCGATTCGTTTTTCCTTGTGCATGATATTGATTCCATGGGCGTTATCGACAAGATAATTTTCCATGAAATAATAGGCAGCCGCTCGCACCGTTTCGCCATCATAAATTGTCCCGTGAAAGTCAGCCACACCGGGAATCAAAACGGCAGCGGCTACAATGCGTTGTTCAGTCTCTTTCGCGAAAAAAAGTTGTGCAACGCCTTGCACAACTTTCGCGTTGTGTCGTTGAAGAATGGAATTTCCATGAACATCTTCGGCGACTATGAACGAACGGCCGTCGAAAACGCGATCTTCGGAAGAAAACGTAAGTATTTCGTCGCCATTTTCATGTGAAATATTAACTCTTCCCTCGGCGATAACAATTCCTGGAAGCCCACTGTGTTTCATTTTCGCAATGGGTATTGCCGAATAAATAGCAGGATGATCAGTTAGTTGAAAAATTTTCGATCTATCAATGCGTAAATCGTAATGACCTTGCCGATTAAAAGAAAGAACAAAACCGGCATCATCGTCTGCGTCAAAAAACATTTTATTCCTCGGTAGCCAGCGAAATCAAATTCGCCTTGGTCTCTTCGTCGAGAGAAGAATGTTGCTGCACGAAAGCAACCAACCTGGCGTATTTCTCTTTTTTCACATTTGGATTGACACTCGACTCCTGTGCAATTTGAAATAATTCGGCTTGAGTGCGTAGTTTGGTGAGTGAAAATGGAATGTCGGGATTAATGGATTCGTCTGGTTCAGGCAAATCCATGTTCATGACATCTTCAACAATTTGCGTCGAAGTCCTCGGCGTCAATCCGCCGCTTCCTTCAGCCGTCGCCAAGAGTTGCGTAAGTTCAAATCCGTCAGTCAATTCTGGCGAATTGGATCGGAAAAGAGCGTAGGCTTTACCAAGTCTGGCGATAATCGTCGAAGTCCAAAGTTCGTCTACGTCGTTCCGCTCGGGGACATATACCTGTTGCTCAGCCACTAATTTGGAAGCCGTAGCCGTCGCTTTGGTGTAATCTTCGCTCGCGCCGACCATAAGCGGCGGAAGTCGCCACGACCGGCGAATACGATTATCACAAAGCGGAATATACTCTTTGAACATGGCGTCGGTGTGTTGCACTTTGGCCAATGGTTCGAGAGAAAGCTTCATGGAGCCTGGATCTTTCATCCCTTCTCCAATCGGCTCCGCTTCAATAATAACCATCCGGGCGTAATTCCGGTCGCCCTGAACCCTCTCCTCGAAAAATTCCTTGAGACGATCCAGCGAACCCTGCGTCACCTCGACGTTTGTAGCCAGGAGAGCGAGTGCTGGAATTTGATTGTTATCGAGACTGACGTAATTTATTTCTTCGGCGGCCCGACCGCCATAAACGGAAAGAGTAGCACCATACCACCTCGGTTTTCCATAAGGCGTGACAGCCGAGTAAATTCGATGAAAAATAACTTCGTGCGCCTCTTGGTCTCCGAGGTTATCATTCTCTTCCGAAATAGGTTTGCCGGTTTTACTCGAAATAGGACGCGGATCGTTCCATTCTTTGAAATATACCTTCTCGCCGGTGACATCGTCGAGTTGCACGTAACGACGAAAACGCTTGGACGCATAAAATGTTTCCATGGTCCAAGCAGCATCGTCAATTTTGATAGCGCGAGAAACGGGATACTGAGTGAATTCTTTGTCGGTTCCAGTCAGTCGCATGGTCCACGACGGAATATGTTTGAGACCAGCCGGCTTCCGTTTATCGTTCTTCTGCGGCAGAATTTCAATAAACCACATACCCGTCAATTCGAGATCCTCGCGTGTACGCGAGCGAAGTTCGATGAACGATCCTATCTCCTGATCGAGAACGCAGTTATTGAAAAAATTCTCAACCTCGGCCATTTCTAATTTGATATGTTTCGGAATGTCTTCATTCCGTTTACCTATTTTTGGACGAGGAACAATCCGCCAACCAGTCCGTTCGACATTGACTTTGATTGCATCGACATCTGGTCCGATTTCGGCACTATCGTCGCGGACCGCAGATAATTTACTCAGATCGAGCGGCGGTTCGATAATATCGAGAACACCACCGCTCGAATACATCCCGGTAAACGGATCAACTTCGTAAGCCTGTGATGCTTCTTGCTCTTTCGATTTTTGGATGACGTGAACCTTGGCAATAGTTTTCATTTTGGCAGACGCGCGGTTATCGACAATTTCGTTCATGGGATTTCCTTTGCTCATGATACCACTCGGCGGAAAAGTTGTGCAACGCCTTGCACAACTTAGAAAAGTCCGGGTTCGTTGACACGTCGCCTACGGCGACCCCCACGGACGGCCCCCCAAACGGCGAAATAAAGAGCGTCGAAAAGGTCTTTGAGTTTTCGATGAGGGAAAGCGGTGAGTTGGCCTTCCAATTTCGCGCTACGATTTTTTCGGTGATACATTCGCCCGAGTTGATAATACGACGTAAGACTCGCAGCGCGAGTAATTTTGTCTTTGGTTGTTATCAATGGGAATGCCCGTACATCCGGGAAATGCTTGGCTACAGATTGTTGGAGTGCAGCCTGATACGCATTCGATTCAATGAAAGTTTGTACCGGGTCCCACTTATCGAAAGTTTCTGCCACCAATTCGGCCTGTCGATCAAAATCGAATTTCCCAGAAAAATCGTCGAGGACGTAAACGTGAAATGTCGCCGGTTCGATACCGACCGTTACGACAGCAAATTCGTCAGCCGAATCAGCTTCGGAAATTGCGAGATCGACACCAGTCCAAACACGCAATCCGTAATCACGAACTAATTTCTCCGGGGGTTCGTCGTAATATCTGAATGTATCGGCGCTAAAGTAATCACCTTTGAGCATGTCGATGCGATTTTGATATTGTGACTCGAAATCACCTTGCGACATACCCGCCCGACGGGAGAAAACCTCTTGAGCCGGAAACCCTTCTGGGTCCCAAACCATGCCGTTGTCAGGAAGAGCAAATGCGCCATCATCTTTCTGAATTAGATCGACGGCTTCGCCAGTTTCTTTATCAAAAACACCAGGAAAAATAACGAACGATTTTTTGAACGATGGATCATTTTCTTCGAGGTGATTGTAAAGATCCTCCGGGTGATACTTCGTTCCAAGTACCCATAATTCTCCACCCGGTTTCAGGCAAGGCAGAAGGCTCTTATAGAAAAACTTCCTAATGGTTTCACGATTCAATTCCGTCTTGGAGTTCTTTTCTTCGACCAAATCGTCGGCAATAATAATATCGAAATGTTTCGAGACGACTGAGCCATCGGCACCCGCGACGTGAATGGAATGTTCTTTGTGCCCTGGCTCTCGACCACGAATGTCGATAGCCTTCTCATCCCATTTCTTTCCTCGGAGATCGCCGAAAACTTCGATCATTTGTTGTTTCTCGAAATTGCCTTTGATGGCACCGAGGAACGCCATGGCTTGCTCCATCGTTCTGGAGCCAATGAGAATGGTCAGATCGGCATCTTGAAGCAAACGCAAGACCGAATAACACGTATTACAAATTGTCGATTTACCAGAGCCACGGGGCGCGAGTAGGAATCCGCGTTTTCCTCCACGGACACGGATACGACGAATATATTCGGCATACGCCGCGTGGTGTGAACGAAGGTCGTAACCTAAAAATTTCACCAAAACGTCGAGACGTGACTTATTAACAACGAGCCGACGAATTGCTTCTTTTTGAAGTTCGTCGGTCTCGATAAGATTTTGTATAAGTCGATCTCGATTCGTCGGCGCAATAGATTTTCGATCAAGTAATTTCAGATAATCGCCAGTCAAAACATCGTAATGATTTTTTTTTCTCCATTCCCCCTCGCCAGCCAGGCGGCTCGGAGTCGAAATTAGATCAACGGTCATTGACTACTTCCTCAAATTCCACATCCTGAATTTTTATATCGGTTGGAATTTCATCCTCGATTGAAGAAAGTGCTTGCTGCACAATTTTCGCGTGTGGGCCAGTCAGTTTCTTCGAGTCGCCGCCAACCACTTCTCCGAAATACTTGAGACGTTCCCGATAAAGTTCTTCTAATTCCTCGGTCGGAAGAACGGCCAAATTCACGTCGCCGAGAACCCGTAATTCCTTGGCTCGCTTTTCGATAATGCCCAAATCCTGTCCGATTTTGAGCATATTATTTAGAATATCCGTTTTGACTTTGATAGCGCCAATCATCTTATCGCTATTGAAATTTTCTCTGATAAATTTTTCCAAATACCGAACGCTCAATTCGTGACGTAACATGAGCAAATAATAACGCTGGGCGGTAGACATCGAAGTAAATTTCGCGCCTTCCGTTTCCAGCAATTCTTGTTCCATCTTGTCGTATTGAGCACTCGTAACTCCAAGTTCGGCACAAGCCTCGATCTTACTTTTATTTTCAGCCAAATAAATCCGAAGATACTTCAATGCTTTATTCGACCAAGCCGAGCGCATGTGATCGGACATATTCGCATGAACTTGTGTCATCCGATCATAACGAACAAGATCGGGAAGATCGTCAATACCCTCCGGTTTCGGCACCATATCATTGGCCGTAAATGAATGAGGACGTAAAGCCTTTGACTGAATTCCCATGCTCAAATTATGCTCGGGCATAATAAATTCGATGAGTACGTGTTATATTTGCGACGAGCTAGCTACAATTATCATAGACAAAATAAATCTTTGTGAACAATGCAAAATAAATTATTATAACGAACGTGTAAAACAATTTAGTAAATATCAACTTCAAATGCGATTAGCGATGCAATTTTACGTTCGTACTCAGCGACACGAATATCAAATTCGTAAACGACAAACCAACCTTTTCCCAGAGGACAAATGATGTTAGTCCGAAAAACCGTTGGTGGGACCTCTGTAACTTGGGCGTTTATTAAAGGCACGCCGGAAGCGCGGCATCTTTGTCTAGAATGTACGAATTTCGACGGCCAGTATTGTCCGCGTGGTCGGCTAACAGCCTGGCAAAAGAGCGAGTTAACTGCAACTCGATGTATTTTCAGGAACTTAGAAGTTATCAACCGCTGACTTGTGCAAGCCGTTGCACAACTCTTAGCCAAGCATAATTAACTCGATGGCACCAACCACTGGCCGCCGCAAGGAAGCCTTGCTACTCCTGGAGTTTGCGGCGGGCTCCAACCCCACAGAGGAAGAAATAAAAAGAAGGTTTAAGGAATTAGCGCGGAAGTACCATCCCGACGTCAACGACGGCAATGACGCGAAATTCAAAGAAATACATCGAGCGTATCAAACGCTTTTGCAATATGGCGAATTACCACCAATCGACCGCGATGCGCTCGAAGATATTCTCTTTGGACAAATCAGTATGATCACGAAGAAAGAAAGGCGAGCATGAAGAACAATAGAAAATACGATCCTAAGCCACGCCGTTCTGAATGTGTCCGCGCAAAATGTTTTGAATGTTGTGCCCAATTCGACGATGGTAGACACGACTGTGAAATTCGTGATTGCCCATTATACCCCAAGATGCCTTACCGAAAATCTACTCCAAAAATCGGATGGCTTTTACAAGGACGTTGGAGTTCCAAACATCGAAATCGCGCCCATGACGAAGGATTAAGTTTACTCGAATACGTCACAACCCATTACGTTCGCAACGGAAAACTATATTTTTCATTTGTCGATATGATGCGAGCCAAATGTTTCCGATGTTGTAACGATTACAACCAGGAAGGAAACGAACCAGGCCGAATTGATTGCGAAGTAGTTGGTTGCCCGCTATATCGTTACACGCCTTATCGGAAACTACGACCGGACTATAATTGGTTGTTTGACTCTCTCCATACGACAAAACATCGGGAGAGATTGGTGTTGATGGGAATTACCCGCGAAGAATACGTCGAGCAATTTTTTGGAATAACTGCCGACGACGAGAATGAAGAAGAGAACGAAGAAGAACACGACGCCGGGAGTGAAGAAGAGACCGAAGAGGAGGAAGATAATGATACTACTTATTGATTTCGTCCAATGGCTCGGACGACAATTCACAAAGATGGCCCATTGGTTTCAGCGTGTCAATGAATACGCCCTTGCTCAAGTCGAACAGTACGAGGTGAAACAAAATGAGCAAAATAACCACGAATACCATCGCCGGCAGCGGAAAGAAAAATCCCGCTCAATTTTCAATAACACCAAGTAACGAATCGAAATCAAATGATAGAACATCCAGGACCACCCCCGTCACCCCCAAGACATCGCCTTCCCGACGATCGGCGGAGCGTCACCAAGAAAATAACAATTTACGGCAATGAGAACCAAACACCGAAAGAATTTGATTTATACGTGACCGTCGGATTATATCCCGATGGTCAAGTAGGAGAAGTTTTCATTCGATTCGGCAACATCGGTGGGCGTGAAAGAAGCCTGTTAGATGCTTGGTGTGTCATGGTTTCCATGGCGCTCCAGTATGGAATAAATCTTCAAACCGTCATCGACAAATTTCGGAATTGGCGGTTTGAGCCGAGCGGATTAACAAATCTCGAAGAAATACGATTCGTTACTTCGCCGCTAGATGGTATCGTTCGATGGATCGAACAACGATTCATTGGTGGAATGGCTCCGGGTGTTTGGTCTGCTGTCGCTTCATGTGAGAATTTCACGGGAAGGAGTGACGACGATCAGATGGAAATTCCACGCCACGAGGCTATTATCGACAAGGGAACTGGTCAGGAGGATAAACCATGAAACGACTGTTTTGTCCAAAAAAATTGTGTATCTATCATCGGGTTGACCTCGACGGTCAATGTTCGGCAGCTATCGTGCGTATGCGACACCCAGATGTCGAACTGCTAGGTTGGACCTATGGCGATTCAATTCCGTCAGAACAAATCGCCGACGCAGACAGGATCATCTTGGTTGATATTTCATTCCCGCCCGACGTTATGCTAGAAATCGGAACAAATAGATCAATAATATGGATTGACCATCACCAAACGGCTATCGAGGATGCCACTAACGGACGTTACGATTTAGTTCCTGGTTTACGGCGAAGCGGAACTGCCGCCTGCGAGTTATGTTGGGAATATTTCTACCCAGAGGAGCCACTACCTCGCGCCGTCTGGCTCATTGGCCAATGGGACGTTTGGAATTGGCCGAAACTGCCCGAAAAGGATGAAATCGAAGCCTTCCAATTTGGGCTCAGAAAAGAAGATACCGATCCACAAAATGACCGACTATGGCAGGAATTATTTTCTGACCGCGAAGATGATCTTTATCGGTGTGGTGGTCACCGTGGACTTGGGCGACATATTACTC